AAAGGCAATCGCTGCATAGAGGAAGAAAAGGGTGTAGCCGCGCCCGGTTAGGTCAACGAACAAATCTCCGCCGTAGCACTCATTCACGAACATTTGCTCTAGTGATTTTGCGTGCACCAGAGCAGCGCTCCAGTCAGTTGTGTCCTCACTCTTCGAAGTGGCGCCGACTTGTGAGTCTGAAGACTGAATCGCCGACAGCAGGCGCGACGCCTTCTCGTCTTCTCTCTTTCTGTGGATGGCTAGCGTTTCATTAGTGGCAGTATCAAATCCTGCAGTCACTGCGCTTGATAAAACATCAAAGTCGACGCCTGAAAACCATTCGTTGCCGTGCGTGAGAACGCCTGACGTAGCGCAAAGATTGATCAGCTCCCGCTCGGCGCCTTTGCAATCAACTAGCAGGGGGGATACGCAGCTCTTGGTCATTACCGCACCCCTCATGCGCGATGCCGACTGGTGAGACACGATCCGATCTTTCGGAACCCTGCCTCTGCCAACCTTTACCCAGCCATCCGAGAACTCGACCGCGTAGACGTGACCGATGTTTATCGGGTAAACCTTCGCGAGCTCCGGGTGAGCCCTTGCGTCTTTCGAAGCATTCATTTAATCTTTCCTCAGTTCCTGCTGTTGAAGAACCCACCCTGTCCGGTGGGTTTTTTATTGCCCGTTTTTCGGTCCCTTTTCAGGGCCTGCCCTCCTCCGAAACGGCTGCACCTTTCCGGTGTTGCCTTTCGGCTCAGTGATCTTCCGAAGTTGATCCCTGATCAGCTCGCCGCCCAGGTCTTCTGGCGACTTGCCTTCCTGCCTTGCTAGCTCATGCAATGCGCGCTGGTAGCGCTCATCGAGAGCGACTTCTTGATCAGCCATGAGGCCCCCTTCGAGGCCTTCAGGCCATCTGCTCTGCTTCGGTATCCTCAAGGCGTGAAAGCATGTCCCGCAGGCTGGCTTCCAACAGCTCGCGAGCCAGGACGGCTTTCTGGGTGCGATGGAATTTCGCCAACGACTGCAGAAGCTCGTCGGTGTCTTCGTCGAGGCGAACCTTCGTGATGTGGTCACGCAGATGTTTGGGGTCGTGGTACATGGTCGATTTCCTTTTCTGGTTACGCCGCACGCTTGGCTTGGGATGGAAACGGCTTGAGTTCTTGAGCCGTCATGGAGCCATCGCGATTCACGGTCACAACGATCTCCCGCTCTGCATTCAGAGCCTTGCTGATGGCCGCCGGGCTGACGCCCAAAGCCTTCGCTACGGCTGCCTGACCCTTCTCGGCAACGAGGTCTGGCAATGGTTTTTTCTTCATTCCGGCATCTCTATTTGGTGAACCTGAGCGAATCTTAACCGCCGGTTAGGAAGATTGCAACACCGCCGGTTGGCGCAAGAAATTAACGAACGGTTTAAATTGCGCGCATGAGCAGAAAGAAAGAGTTGTCGCCAGAACAGAGGGCCGAGTGCGAAGCGGCCAAGGCCCTGTTCATGTCGAAGAAAGGCCCACTCGGGTTGACGCAGGCAAAGCTGGCCGATGCCGCAGAGATATCGCCGGCCGCCGTCGCCATGTATCTGAACGGCACCAATCCGCTGAACGCTCGGTTCGCATCTGTCCTGAGCATCATGATTGACGAGCCTGTTGATCGATTCAGCCCACGCCTTGCAGCAGAGCTGTCATCCATGGCGCAGGCTGCAAAAGCTAGCTATCAGATTCAAAGCAACGCACAAGACCTAAAGGTCAGTGAGCGATCGGCGGGTCCAGGTAACTCTCCAAGCGAGCACGACTATGCCCTGATACCGCAGTACGACGCCCGCGGCGCCTGCGGCGATGGCGCACTTAATGATCACGTCGAAGTCACAGGCGGCTTGGCATTCAAACGCGACTGGCTTCGCCGCATGGGCGCAAAGCCACAGCACCTTTTCGTTATCTACGCCAGCGGAAGCAGCATGGAGCCCTACATTTTCGAGGGCGACGTGGTTCTATTCGACAGCGCTGACACGACTCCGCGTGACCGCCAGGTGTATGCGATCCGGCGACCAGACGGCAGCTTGAGCATCAAGCGATTGTCGCAGCAGATATCTGGCAGCTGGCTGATTCGCAGCGATAACCCGGACAAGGCTCGCTATCCAGACGAGGAAGTCTCTGCCGCCTCAATGGCCGAGGTCCCTATCATGGGTCGCGTGATCTGGCGTGGCGGAGCAATGGCATGAGCGGCCACATCGTGGCGCCGAGCAAGGCTAGGGTTTGAGGGGACTTCAATGAGTTATACCGAGCGCGACCCACTGGCAAGCCCGGTCACCGAAGAAGATTTGACCTTTCGACTGTCCCAGATCATGGAGTACTTGGCAGCGAAAGGCCGAACGACACAATGCCCGCTGTGCTCGCATAATGGCGGCTGGATCTTCCATACGGCTGAAGGTAGCACGGACGATGACCCGAATGTTCTCATCTTTAAGTACCAGAACTCGTCAGAGGAAGGGACTTTTACCCCGGCCGCGTTAATGGAATGCCCTCAGTGCGGCTTTATGCCGAGCGTGAGCTTGTTCGGGGTTATGCACTACTTCAAGGAAAAGAAGAATGGCTGATTTGCGCCTTGTTCACCCCAAGCGAGACTGGACGAAAGGCCGGGGGCCGACCGATACTGGTGGCAACCCACCTGGAGGTGATGACTTGGAAAGGCGCGTTGAGGCACTAGAGAAGATCAGCACGGAATCCCGTGAGCGCCTCATACGGATTGAGGAAAAGCTGGGCGCGCTGGAAAAGCACGGCGCAACGAAGGCGGATATCGAGTCTTTAGGCGCGAAGATCGAGGCTATGGGCCGAACAATGATCCAGTGGTCGATTGGCACAGCCGTTGTTCTCGCAGGCATAGCCTTCACCGCGGCGCGTTTTATTCCAGGCGGATAGGCCTCATTAGCAATCCACAAGCCCCGCACCACGCTGGGCTTTTTGCATCTGCAAAACCCTTCTATTCCGCACCCTCTAGCCAATGTACGGGCCTAGGACTGTCCTAGGCCATGTCGAGCCCGGCTGATTCCTGATTCCTGATTCCTGATTCCTGATTCCTGATTCCCTCAAGAGGGCCTCGGCGGTGCCTCGGGGCGGATATCGATCGCCTATCGAAAAAATATTAACCGCCGGTGTTGACACAATAACTACCGGCGGTTAATGTTCACCCATCGACGCAGCAGCACCGCGTCAGGGCCTCGAAAGTCGCCCATTGCTCTTTAACAGATTGGGAACCCTCCGCTGTCCCGACGCAGAAATGCGAGCGATGGAGGTTAAACACGACAGCCCGCGCTGCGACGAGATGCGCAGCCGCTTGAAGGCCATATGCCGAGAGCGCCGTTACCGATGCCCTAGCGGGCCGCGCCTTGAGATGACTCCGTGCGCGAAATCAGTTGGCGAATACGCCGCCAGCAGTAACGGAAAGAGACGACCCGGCCGCCAAGGTGGCCGGGATGCTCTCCAGGAAGCCTTGCGAACAGGGCTTCGCGGAAAGCAGGAGGCAGCAATGCTCAACTACACGAGAGCCCATGAGTTGTTCACGTACGACCCGCACACCGGCGAAATCAGGAGGAAGGTTGGAAGGCAGGGAGTAAAGGCTGGCGATCTCGTTGGGAGCGTCGACGACAAAGGATACCTAATCTTCAGCGTTGACTACCGCAGGGTCAAGGCGCATCGGGTGGCCTGGCTGATGACCTACGGGTCATGGCCGGATGGCGAAATTGACCATATCGACGGCGATCCGGCGAACAACCGAATCAGCAACCTACGTGACGTTTCTGGCAGCGAGAACAACCGAAACCGAAGCCGCTGCACGAGAAACAAGAGCGGAATTGTTGGGGTTTGCTGGGACAGCAGAGTCAGCAAATGGATTGCTTATATCAAGGCGGGAGCAATCAGAAGGCGGCTAGGTGGCTTCTGCTGCTTGCTTGATGCGGCGGCGGCTAGGAAGTCCGCGGAGACGCAGTTGGGATTTAGCGAGACGCACGGAACAAGAAAAACGCAGCTCCGCACGTAATCCCCCCGCCCCATGCCAGCTCTGGAACTGGCCGTGGCTCCACATGCAGCCACGCGAAGTTGCGAAATGTCACCCGGTGCGACGCCAGTTGCGGCAACGGGAAAGAGACGACTCAGACAAGGAATCGCAGCGGAGAGGGGTAATTCGGGATTTCCGAATTATCAGCCAAGCCCACCGTGGCAAGTAACGGAGGCCAGAAACACCGAATCGAATTAGCGCTCCGAGCCTCGGCTATGAGGAGCGCCGGACCTCCTGCTGTGTGCCTAACTCAACCGGCACCAGGGCTGTACGCAGCAGGTTGTATATACCCAGCGACCACGCGCCAACGCTGATCGAGGCGCGTGCGAGGGAAGCCCACCGCCAACCAAACGAAGTCTTACGGCCTGCAATCAGCAGCGGGCACGAAGCGCACGAGACGAGCGAAAGAGTTTCCTGATGCACCTTGGCGACAGGGTGCATTGGAAAGCAGCAAGACCCAAACCAAGGAGATGCACGATGAACCGCAAAATCACCCGCCAAGACGTTGTTGAAGCAGCCTCATCGAGGGGAATTCGCATTCTTGAAGCACTGAACATGATGCAGGCAGCAGCCGCAAAGATGGGCGACGAAAGCACCCTTGAGCAGCTGTGCGCGATCAAGAGCGACATGCTTTTCGGTGACGAGTGATGAACAAACGTCACAAGGAGATGGCCGCCTGGGCGGTTGCCAACTTTGAAAAGTGGCCTACGCACGAATGTATGACCGATGCAGATCCTGACGAGATCGGATGCGAGCTCGCGCACTACCCGGAGCATTCGACCCTTCCAGTTCTAAGGTGCAGGCTTGGCGGTGCGGTCATCACCTCTACCGATTACTTCTACGCAAAGCGCGGCATCAAGTAATGCCTGAGTCGATTTCAGGACATTCGCAAGAGTGGCCATTGGGAATCAACCGAGCGCCGCGACACCTCACGCTCTCAGGTGGTAGTGAGAGCGCAGCGGATGGAAGAGGCGCAGTTGGCGGCTTGATGAATCACAACACGAACGGAGCAACACCATGAAGGCAAAGGCTTACCAAGTAAGAGACAACATGCTGGCAGCGATCTTCTTAATCGCGCTAGTGATCACCGGCCCTGCCGCCTGGATCACTCACCTGGTCCGCTGCTTCACCGAAGAGCAATGGGGCTTCCTGATCGGCGGCGCCATCTTCTTCCCGGTCGCCATCGTTCACGGCATCGGCATCTGGTTCGGCGCCTGGTAGCCACCACACCCACGCAGCTTGGAGACAGGCTGCAGCGGGCACCCATCAGCACATAGGAGGATGAGATGAGCGAATGGATAAGCGTTGAGGATCGACTGCCTGATCCTGGCGTAACAGTGATGGTCTACACGCCACCGCAGCCGGGCGACTGGCCAGACAGCGTGCGGATCAGCTTCGACGGTATCGACCCCGAGTCGGACGGCGACTACTGGGTTGATCACGGCGAGCACTACGAGCATTGGTGCTGCATCGCGAAGGGCGGCGAGGGCATCGACTGGCACGGTCCTTCTGAAAAGGCGCCATACACCCACTGGATGCCACTCCCGCCGCCCCCGAGCACCCCATGCTAACCGAACCCCAAACCCTCCTCCTCATCTGCGTACTAGCTGCGCTGTGGGGGTGGGAGTGGTGGAGAGAGAAAGGAGAGAAGTGATGACGACTGAAACAGGCGGGCCGGCGTTTCCGGTGCCTCTAAACCCTGGCGAGAGCTATCAGGGCCACGCCCCGCAAGACGGCATGACCCTTCGCGACTACTTCGCTGCAAAGGCTATGCCTGCTGTGTACCGCGACTTCTGGGATGACGTTCGCGCAGGAAGGAACGGCTGCGTGCCGGAAGACTGGAAGATGGGTATCGCGATTGATGCCTACGCTATGGCAGACGCCATGCTCGCAGCCAGCACCAAATAACCCCCGCCTGAACCAGCCAGGCCAGACCCCCAGGTCTGCGATAACCGTACGGCGCGCGGCGCTGGTAGCGCCATGAATTCAGATAGCGCCACTGGCGCATGCCTTAAGAGGAAAGATCATGGGCCTAGACATTACTGCTTATCGAAGAATCACGAAGCTGGACGTCGCATTGGATTCGGATGACGAACCAGTCGATCCGATTACACGCGAGCCGGTAGGATACGACTTCCGGGCCTATCTAAACGCTGATTTCCCGGGGCGCGCTGACGAGATCGAAGATCGAGCAATCTACTCAGCAGAAGATAGTATGTGCCTGCACGCTGGTGGCTATGGCGGATACAACCACTGGCGCGAGCAGCTTGCAGAGCTTGCTGGATATATCCCTGAAGATTACGAGCAGTACGGGCGAGTACGTAAAAGCCATTGCATGCCCTGCTGGAATGGTGCTGAAGGGCCATTCGCAGAGCTGATCAACTTCAGCGATTGCGAAGGCGTAATCGGCTGTTCGGTCAGCGCAAAGCTGGCGAAAGATTTTGCAGAGTTCCAGTCCAAGGCCGACTCCCACAAAGACGAGTATTTTCGCGCGAAATATACAGAGTGGCGGAAGGCGTTCGAAATGGCAGCCGATCAGGGCGCAGTAGAGTTTCACTAATCACATCCGCGCGGCGGACCTTCGGGATATCCGCGACGGGGATAAGCCGGCAAGTGCCCCGATTGCTGAAAAACACCGGCAGCCGTTGGCGGGACTCCACTACACCCCGTTGAGACGGCCGAATGGCTCACGTAACGAGCCTGCATCGGAGAGTGATCTGGTGTCTGCCTCGTTTGGGACAGGGGCGCCAGTGGGTGCTGGGCGGTCGACTAGGTAGCGCTGCCGAAATCGACGTAAGTCTTACGGGTTCGAATCCCGGCCAGATCACTCCCCGATGCAGTGTTGCGCAGGCTTCTGCGCGGTGTACTAGGTACAACTGGCCAGTGGCAGCAATGCCCTGAAATGAGCCGCCGGATGGCTCCAGTTCCAAGCCGGCAGCCGGATAGCAACGGCCACTGCATCACCCCTTCCACCGCCCATCCGGGCAACTCCAAACATCACTGATCGCTGCGCAGGGCGCGGCTATGGAGAGCTTATGTCTGTTGCATTCGAGTTGAACGACGGCAAGGTGATTATCGACGTGAACTACCTGCTGGACGCCATGAGCGACCAGGAAAAGCTTGATCTTGTGGAGCGGCTGGCTGTTGAGGATGTTGTGATCAAACACGTCGTTGACCAAATCGTTGAAGGCCTCACTGAGAACTGCTACGCCGGTTCCAGGCTATGCGGCTCCTCAGTTGAGCCGAGCCTGCCTCTGGACATCGCTCACCGCCGCATTGCTGAAGCCAGCAGCGAGATCGCGAAAGCTGAGATTGCTTCGCTGAAGCGAGAGCTTGCGAGCACCGCGGATCTACTGCGTTCGGCCAACGCCGAGCTTGATCGCCTGCAATACCCGTCCCGCTACGCATAACCACCCGCCCATCCGGGCAACCGAGGTATCCACCATGTACAGACACGAACCAGGGGTTCGGGAATACCCGTGCCCGGATGACAGCGTTTCGCTCGAAGAAGCCATTCAGGGGCAGCTGGAGGAGCTTGATGAAAAGACCGTCGCCTCCTTCATCGCCTTTTGCGATGACCGGATCGACGAATTCCTCGAACACGAAGCAAGCCGGCGCCGCGAGCACGCCGAAGAGATCAAGCGGGAGGCAGCATGAATAACGACATCCGCAACGCACTGCTTGACCTGTTCAGCGTGTGCCTGGAAGTGAACGGCGCAGGCCGGTACCACGCCCGCATGGAGTTTGCGCCCCACTGCGAACACCTGCAGGTCTACGTGCTTCCAGCTGACACCGACTACAGCGACGTGATGGACCGGCAATACGCGCTGTACGAGGACATGTACATCAGCCGCGAGCTTGGCGGGACGCCGAAGCGAGTCGTGAAGAACCTTCATGCGCTTGCAGGCCGCGTGAATGAGTTCCTGCTACCAGCACAGGAGGAGGCGGCATGAGCAAGGAAGTGAAGCGGTACAACCCCCTGATCGTCTTGGCCCGGAATGCAAAACTGCAGCGCATGGATATCCGGTGCGACCCACAGTGGGTGCTGGATCTTGCCGCCGAGCGCGACGCCCTTCTCGCTGAGCGGGATCGGCTGGCGGAGGCGCTGAAGGCCTTGCGCGCCGCCACGCCATCCCTGACGTGCGAGTCATTCCATCATGAGCGCCGTGATCTGCATGGCCACGACGAAGAATGCCCGCCATTCGAGCGCTGGATAGCCGCCGCGCTTGCCTGTAATGCCGCCCTGCAAGGAGAGCAGCCATGACAACAACTCTCCATCCATGCCATTGCGGATACCGGGGCGCGCTCGCCGGCATGCAGCATCAAAGCGGGTTCCTCTCGCTGACCTGCCCCGAATGCAGCCGCAGCGTAGAGGCCTTCACCATAGAAGGCTTGGCAGAAGCATGGAATCGACCGGCGCCAGTTGAAGGAGCCCAGCCATGACCGCCTACGTCCTCAAGGAGCTGGCCGGCGCCCTAGGCATCACCGTAGCCGGATCGCTTATCGGAACTCTCGCCTACGTGGCGCTATTGGGGGGTGTGTGATGGATGACCGCGAACTGTTGGAACTGGCGGCTAAGGCGGCTGGTATCAAACACCCTGGAGGCGAGCACTGCATTAACGGCCCAGCAGTATGGGACTGTGAAGCGCTCCGCTGGTGGCGCCCGCTCACCGACGACGGCGATGCGCTGCGGCTGGCTGCCGGTCTATGTCTGAATGTTCTGTCTTCAGAGGCTTGCGTTGTTGTAGAGGACGAAAAAGGCGTCGAGTGCATAGAGTATTTCTACGGGCCAGAGGACTACACGTCAGGCTGGCGCCGCGCCATCGTCCGCGCTGCGGCAGCGATCGGGAGGGCCATGTGATGGCTAGCCAAAGACAACGATCCCTGCGCTACGCATGGTGGCGGGGCTTCGCAGTGACCCTTGCACTACTCACCGGCTGGGCTCTCGCTTACGGCCTGGCAGATCGAATCACCAACGGGGCGCCGCTATGAGAGCCGAAACCATCGACTACGACGACACCCCCACAGGCCACTCATTCGCAGCGGCGTGGTGGACCCTTACCGGGTTCGGCGTCCTATCCGCAACGCTGATCGTCGGCCTCGCGGGTGAGGCGGCGATTTACAAACTGTTTGGAGCGTGAGCATGAACAAGTCAGAACAGATCAACGAGTTGGCAGCGGCACTGGCTAAGGCCCAGGGCGAACTGGAAAATGCAAGCAAGTCGAGCAACAACCCGCACTTCAAGAGCAAATACGCGGACCTGGCCGAGATCCTGAACACGGTTCGTCCCGTGTTCGCATCGCACGGCCTTTCAGTGTCGCAGTGCCCGAGCTTCGAGGCCGGCATAGTGAGCGTCGAGACTGTCCTGATGCACAGCTCTGGCCAGTGGATGAGCAGCACGATCAGCGCTCCAGTTAGCAAGCAGGATGCCCAGGGCGTCGGGTCAGCCATCACCTACTGCCGCCGTTATTCGCTGGCAGCTGTCGCAGGGGTGGCGCAGGAGGATGACGACGCAAACAGCGCAGTCGGCCACGCACCTCGGCAGCAGCGCCCAGCAGCGCAGCCTGAGAAACCAGCAAAGCCTCGCATAAGTGCCGAGCAGGTCGAGACGCTACGGAGCATTTTGGCTAGCTCGCAGATTGACGAGGCCACCTGGTGCGCGAGCATCCGAATCCCGTCGCTCGATCTTCTGCCGGCCGAGAAATTCGACGGCGCGCTGGCCTATCTCGAAAGCCAGAAGGAGGCAGCATGACTTCCCTTAACGCCTTCCAGGGCGATGACTGGCTAGCACAGCGCATTGGCCGGATCACAGGGTCGCGGGTCGCCGCGATCCTCGGGCTCGACAAGTACAAGAGCCGTGACGATGTGTTGCGAGACATGGTGCGCGAGTATCACGGCGCTGAATCGGAGTTTACTGGCAACGAGGCCACGGCCTTCGGACATGAGCACGAGCCGGAGGCCATCGCCGCATACGAGGACCAAGCCGAGTGCCTGGTTATCTCGACCGGCTTGCATATTCACGCCGAGCATGACTGGCTGGCGGCATCGCCGGACGGTCTGGTCGGGCATGACGGCCTGATCGAGGTTAAGTGCCCATTCCGCGCCACCTATACGACGCTTGCAGAGGTGCCGCACTACGCCGCGCAGATCCAGCTTCAGCTGGCCTGCACCATGCGCGACTGGTGCGACTTCGTGATCTGGCGAGACGGCGAAATCACGGTGGAGCGCGTCGAGGCTGACCCCCTTTGGCTGTTCCAACATATGCCGGCCCTTTCGGCGTTCCGCGACGAATACCTGGCCACTGTCGCCTGCGAGGAGAAATCTGCTCGCCACCTTGTCCCACTGATCCGCGAAGACATGACCTGGTCGGCACTGGAGGCCGAGTATGCCGACGCCAAGGCGGAAGCTGACAAGGCTTGCGCCAGGCTCGAGGCAGCCAAGAAAGCGCTCATTGCTGAGGCTGGCGAGCAGAGCCAGAAAGGCCGGCTTGTTCAAGTGATTCGGTCTGAGCGCGCCGGAACGGTCGACTACGCCAAGGCCATTGAGCACTACGCGCCAGGCGCCGACCTGACCGCATACCGCAAGAAACCAACCGTTGTTTATTCAGTGAAGGAGTGCCGCTAATGGCCCGCGGAGTCAACAAAGTAATCCTCATCGGCAATGTCGGGGGCGACCCGGAAACCCGCTACATGCCCAATGGCAATGCGGTGACCAACATCACGCTGGCAACCACCGACAGCTGGAAGGACAAGCAGACCGGTCAGCTTCAGGAGCGCACCGAGTGGCACCGTGTGGTGCTGTTCGGCAAGGTTGCCGAGATCGCTGGCGAGTACCTGCGCAAGGGCTCGCAGTGCTACATCGAAGGCCGCCTGCAGACACGCGAATGGGAGAAGGATGGCGTCAAGCGCTACACCACGGAGATTGTGGTGGACATGAACGGAACCATGCAGTTGCTCGGCGGCAGGTCGGATGGCGGCCAGCAGCAAGCAGCGCGACAGCCTGCTCCACGGCAGCAGCAAAGCCAGCAGCCAGCGCCGCCTGATTTTGACGACACGGACATCCCATTCGCCAACCCCTACCGCGGCGTCCGCTCGCTGCTGATCTGATCCACCCCGGGCGCCCCGCGCGCCCTCCTCCCCGGTACACACCCATGCTCATAGACAACCATGCCATAGCGCAGGGCGAGGCTCTGCGCGCGCAAATTGACGCGGCCACGGCTGCATTCCTGAACGCTGGCGGAAACATCCAGCTGCTGCCGGACAGCATCGGCAAGCCGATAGAGATCAAGCCTGCCGTCTTCAACAACGCCGGAAACGCGGAGGCGGACCAGCGCAGCCGCAAGCGTGGCGCCCGCAACTCTGCCGTATCGAACAGCCTCCCGCTGCGCAAGCGTGGCACGCCGCAGGCCAAGCAGAACGACATGCTTCGGCAGGAGTGGCCATGAGATTCCCCGACGTGCTCGACGCCATCCGCCACGCGGCGTACCGGGCGGAAATCACTGGCAAGCCGTGGGGCGTCTACGCGCTTGCCCAATACATCGCTGCGCCGCTTGGTGACCTGAGCGAGGCGGCACTGCTGGAGGTGTGCCAGCCATGAGCTGCATCGTGACCCTCTACTCCATCGACAACCGAGTGTCGCGGCCAGTTGTTCGCGGCACTGAGCCCCGGCGCCCTTCGGACTGGAACGCCAGCGCGTGGTTCGTGCTGCCGAACGGCGAGAAGCACACGCACAGCGCTACCGCCAGCGGTGAAACAGTCAGCGGCCTAGTCGCCTACATGGGCGCCCTGATCGACAGCCTGATAGCTGACCACGGCAACCAGGTAGCCAGCGCCGGCTGGACGGCCACAACGCACGGGAGGCGGAAGAAATGAGCCCGCTGGCCGGCAGGAGGCGCACGGAATACCGGCACTGGACGCCGGCAGAGGACGCAACACTGGCAGAACTGTATGCCACCAAGCCCATCACCGAGATAGCAGCCTTGATGGGGCGCGGCACTGGCTCGATTCACAATCGCGTGTCGAAACTCGGACTGACGCGACCGGATGAGTTCAAGGAAATCACAGGCTGCGGCAGGTTCAAGCCTGGCCACCAGACATGGAACTCTGGCCGCAAAGGATGGCAGGCAGGAGGCCGGGCCAAGGACACGCAGTTCAAGCTGGGTCACCGACCATCGAACACCTGGCGCCCCGTCGGAGCGGAGCGCACCGACAAGGGCGGCATCCTCTACCGCAAGGTGGCGGACACCGGCAACAAGCGCACTGACTGGCGCCCGGTCCACGTGATGTTGTGGGAAGAGCACAACGGCGCCGTGCCGACAGGTCACTTCCTCGTCTTCAAGGATCGCACCCCCGCCAACATCTCAATCGACAACCTCGAGCTGGTCACCCGCGCGGAGAACATGCGCCGCAACTCAATCGACCGCTATCCGCCCGAATATCGCCAGGCCGCCATAACGCTCGGCTGGTTCAAGCGGAAGCTCAACAAACTGGAGCAGCACCATGAACAACCTAAGTGATCTGCGCGCCATCCTCGGCAAGACGATGGAGGGCGTGCTAGCCGGCACCTACTCGATTGAACAAGCAAAGGCTGTTGCCCAGGTCGCGGCCGAAGTGAATGCCACGGCGCGCCTTGAGGTGGACATGGCCCGCGCTACCGATGGCGACTTCCGAGGCTCCGGTTTCATCGACGTCGAGCCGCGCATTGCGCCGCGTGAGCCTCTTCGGAGGACCGCTCCGTGACTGATCGCACCTACACCATCACCGTAACCGAGCGCCAGGCAGCAGAGCTGCAAGAGGCCTGCGAGCTACTGGCGCGGATCAAAATCGGCCAGATCGACCACGCCATTGAGCGGCTGCCGGGCTTCTACGACCGGCGCGACTGGGAGCAGGTCCACGCCACGCGGCACGAGATACAGCGCCTGGCGAACACGCTGATGCCGGAGGCCACGAAGCGCCGCGAGGATGGCATTGCGTGGGACTTGTATCAGGTCATCCGGCATCGCCTGTCATGGGATCGCGCCCACGACCAAGGCGTCATCCAACCCGGCGAGCCGCGCAAATGGCCCGAGATGATGGGCGTCTGCTACGACGAGCCACTGGCAATGAGCGGACTGCCGCTGGCCACAATCAAGGAGACAGAGCAATGAACGACGAACTGAAGGCAGTGCGCAACCTCGGCGCTGAGCTGGGGGCTGCGAAGGCGGAGAACGAAAAGCTGCACGGGCTGTTGCGCGAAGTGATCGCGTGCCAAGCGGCGCATTATGGAGATGCAACTGATCTGCACCTCGCCATGATAACGCTGGCCGATCGGCTTAAAGGCGCCCTATCCCAGCAGGCGGACCCAGCCGAAACCACCGAGGCATACACCGCCGTCGACATGGCCACAGCCGCAGCGCAGGGGTTCAGGGATGGGCAGGCGGCAGTAGATCCAGCAGCGGCGAAGGATGAGCGGAAAACGTTTGAGGCGTGGGCTAAAACTCAGGGCGACAAGTGGCTGATTGTCGGCGGCCTGCAATGGAGTGCCGGCACTGATGACTACGCCAGTGCACGCACAAACGCAGCATGGGCAGCATGGCAGGAGCGCGCCGCTCGCCCCGCGCAGACCGAGCAGCAGCCGGAGCAGAGCGGGCTGATTAAGGCGCTGGAGTATTACGCCAACGGTAATCACTTGCTGCTGGCTGACCCCGACGCCTGGGACACCTGTAGCGGCGAGCCGCTGAACTTCCTTCATGACGATGCGGGCACCGCCAGTGTTGAGGACGGCTCGATAGCAAGGGTCGCACTCGAAGCCTACCGCGCCGCCCCCATCGCGCAGACCGAGCAGCAGCCGGTTCTCAGCAACTGCCTTGATCTTGTCGAGAAGATGACCGTTAGCGTTGACGTATCAACCGGTGATGATGACGCATTCAACCGACTCTTCTGCAAAGTTGCAGGGGTTCAGGAAGAGAGTGACGGGTCATGGACAATCCTTGCTGTCGATCCCGAGCCGAACTTCGCCGCCCTCATCGCGCAGACCGCCCCGCAAGGCAAGTTCCGCATGGGCGACCTCGTGAAGAAGTCCACCGGCAGCGAGTGGGTTGGTCGCGTGGTTGGCTGGTACTCGACCGAGCAGACCAAGGAGGGCTACGCAGTCGAGAGCAGCGCGCATCGCAACAGCGTGCAGATTTACCCTGTAACGGCATTGGAGGCAGTGGAATGAGCAAGGTATTGGTTGATCGGGAGCTGCTTAAGAGGCTACGCGAATGCCTCAATTACGACCCAGATACTGGCGTTTTCACCTGGATCAAGATCGAAGCAAAAAACAGACGTCCGCTTGGCTCCGTCGCTGGATCGCTCGACAGCTACGGACACCTCTCAATCAAGATTGATGGCAGGCGCTATTTGGCCCATCGGCTGGCCTGGCTGTACATGACAGGCGTGTGGCCTGAAAACATGATCGATCACCGAAACCGCATAAAGACAGATAACCGCTGGGAAAATCTCAGACTGTGTGACAACGGACAAAACAAGATGAACTGCGGCGTCCAGCAGAACAACAAGCTAGGCGTCAGGTGCGTTCACCAAAAGCCGAACGGCAGCTTCATCGTTTCGATAAAGGCCAATGGCAAAACCCATCAGAAAACACTCAAGACACTAGATGAGGCCGCGCACTATGCAAACCAACTTCGTCAGCAGCTGCACGGGGAGTTCTACAGTGGACAATGCTAGACAGCCCGCAGAGGCGGAAGGGGTGAGCAATGCGCGCCTGATGAATACGCTGGCTGAATTGGCCAGACGCGCACCGCTTCGCACGCTGCACACGATCTGCGAAACGCAGCGCCAAGTCAGCACAGCGAAACTGGAGCGATACCTAGAACCTGTCGGCGACACCCTTGCCGGCTATGCTTTCACCCTGCGGATTGACTTCGACAAGCTCAGCGCCGCCCTGTCAGCCGTGACCGCCGAGCGGGATGCGCTGAAACATGCGCTAGACGTGAAAGAAGAGTTCTACCAAGACGCCTTGCACTCGCACATCGTCTTGGCGCAGCAACGCGACCAGCTCCGCGCCGAGGTCGAGGCGATGCGGAAGGATGCTGAGCGGTATCGGTGGCTCGTAGCGAGTGGCGTAAACGTCACTTCAGTTGGTGGCGACCCAGTTCGTCTGACCGAACGACTGGTAGACACCGCCATGGCTGCGAAGGAGGCGTGATATGTCGTTCGAATTCGATAGAGATATCAGTGAATCAGCAAAGGCGTGGATGAAGCTTCTCGGCAACTTCGGCCCTACAGTTCGAGCCGAAAGCAGAGAGATCAAGGGCGTGACCGTCGATGAGTGCGGCGATCACGTCAAGACCTACTACGACAGCGGCGAGCTGCGCGAACTGGCCAAAGCCTGCATCGAGGTTGCCGACTGGCTTGATCGTCGAGCCGGCACAACCCCCTAACCCCACCCAAACACACAGCCTGCCGGCGAGAGTCGGCGGGGAGGATTTGCACGTGCCTGTAATTCCATTCATGCGCCCCGTTACCGAGCCGCCGCCTGCCGGTAAGCCGATTCAGCTTTTCCTTAAAGACGGCAGGACGCGCGCAGCCACAACCTCATTAGTCTTCATGGGAAATGAGTGCTTCTTCATGTGGTACGACGCCCAAACACGCAAGTCGATAGCCGTCGACAAGATCAAAGGATGGGCGCCGGCTCAGCTCGCCTAACCCCCACACGCAGCAGGAGATAGACATGCACATCCGAGATGCAGAGATCGAGTGGTATCGCGCGCACGGGAAATACCCTGACCGAATCACAAAGGAGGGCGTTTGGCCGTTCCATCCCTACGTCATTGGCGACCATTCATGGAACGCAGCAAACCCCGACCGAAAAGAGTTCATCGAAGCGCACATGAGCAGCGGCCTGCCGCCGTGCGACTGCGAAAAGTGCCGCGCTAGGAGATAGACATGCTGCAAACAGACAAGGCGATAGATGCCGGCGTAACGGTGAGGGGGTGAGCATGAGCCTGTGGCAATCATTCAAGCGCCTGCCGGAGCAGGAGCAGAAACGCCAGTTTGAAATCCTCGCCAAGTCCGACATGCAGCGAATCCGCATGGAAGTCTGGATAGAGGAAGAAGGCGAGCGCACGAACGTGTGCGTGAAGAATGTCCTCGGCAAGCGCTGCAGTTACTGCGGCTGCCGGGAATTGGAGGGGTGAGTTATGAAATTGAGCCTTGAGAAATGGGCGGAAGCGAACTTCGATCCGGTGCCGACGCTCAACACGCTACGGCGGTGGGCGCGGGAGGCGAAGATTTTCCCCGCCCCGGTGAAGCACGGGCGCAGCTATTATGTTGAGCCAGACGCACAGTACATCGAGCCAGGCACGCTTGCCGGGCGCATCGCGAGGGATCGACATGGCGCCAAGGCCGCGTAAGACCGGTTCGAAAGACCTGCCGCCGAACCTGTACCGCAAGACGGACAGCAGGAACGGCGTCACCTATTACAGCTACCGCGACCCGTCGTCAGGGAAGTGGTACGGGCTTGGCACCGACAAGGCGCAAGCCGTGCGGGAGGCTGTGCACGCCAACCATGCCGGCGCAAAGATGCAGCCGGCACTGGCTGAGCGTATCGCCGCCGCACCGGTTCGGCTTTTTTCGGAATGGATCGAAGAGTACCGGAATCTCTACGCAGAGCGCGACGTATCTGACCGCAGCAAGGAAACCGTGCGCATGAGGCTGAACCGCCTGAGCGAAGCGCTAGGGCACCTCGACACGGCAGGCATAGGCACGTTTGAGGTTGCCGGCTACCTGAAGACCTTCACGGATGAGGGCAAAGCGCAGATGGCGAGAGCCATGCGCTCCCTGCTGAGCGACCTGATGCGCGAGGCAATAGCGGCAGGATGGAGGAAGGACAACCCGGTCGAAGTGACGCGGGCCGCGAAGGTGAAGGTCAAGCGCGAACGGCTGACCCTGGAGCAATGGAAGGCGATCTACTCCGAGGCCAAGCAGCCCTGGCTCAAGCGCGCTATGGAGCTTGCGGTACTGACCGGCCAGCGGCGGGACGATATCGCCGCAATGCTGTTCAAGGATGTGTACGACGAGCACCTGCACATCATCCAGGCGAAGACCGGCGCCAGGCTGCGGATCAGCTCGAAGCTGCGCCTGGAATCGATCGGGCTCGAGCTTGGCGAGGTGGTTAAAGCCTGCCGGGATGCGGTAGTGTCAAAGCATCTCGTGCATCACAGCCGCACCGTGAGCCGCGCGACGCCGGGAATGCCAATCATGCTGGACACATTGACCAGCGCGTTTGCAGCCGCGCGGGACCGCACAGGCATTGAGTTCGGGGCGAGCCCGCCGACCTTCCACGAGATGCGCTCACTGGCGGCCAGATTGCACGCCGCGGAAGGCCGAGATCCGCAATTGCTGCTCGGTCACAAGTCGGCAGCGATGACCGCGCTCTACCGTGACAGCCGGGGCGCCGAGTGGATCGACGTGGCATAA